AAACCTAAATCAACTCGTCGTCGTAAACCACGTAGAAAGAAACCAAATGCAGACTCTGAATAACATCAAGGTCACATTCAAAGACCCTGAACTTCAGCCTTCCCAAACACGATCAGCATTCGAGCAAAAGATCAAGTCTGTTCGTAATCCATCAGGCCCATTTTCACTAAACAAGCCATATGAGGTTATCGCATTGACTGACCCAGCATCGTCAGGCGTACAACGTGCATTGGTAGTAACTGATTACCATGAGTTTGCATGGGTTGAGCTTGAGTGGTTATTGAATTACGATCCAATTGCTCACGCTCCTATCAAGCATACGATTGTAACAAAGCCAGTTGAAGAAGAAAAAACGGAACCATCTATCTCCGAAGAGACAAATGATTCCGTTGAAGTCAAGCGTGGTCGCAAGCCAAAGGCTGATTAATTGCCCATGACAGTGAAAATTGTCGTAGTATCTTGTTGATACTTAGTGGCATTAGCGATGTAATCTGTGAGCCCATCCACTTCCAATAGTGCGTTGGGCTCTTTCTTTTGCATTACATGCTGCCAAAAGACTTCACTTGCCTTTGTGATAATGTCCAATGATGGCAGATGCCGTTCGATCTTGTAGATCTTGAGCATTTGACCAGCAGCCCAGTAAGCCAGAAAGCCTACGTGAGCTTCGGACATGACAAGTAATTGCTGTTGGATTTGCAACCAATAGTAGATAGCAGGTAGATTGTAATACGACTTGATTTTGTTGTACGTGTTGACACCTACACATTTGACATCAAGTACGTAGTCACCATAGTCACATTCACCCTTGAAATCGAGTGTACAGCCGATATATGGGTAGTCATGATGTAAACGGATACAACCATCGCGTTCGACAGTATGTATTCCATTGACAAGATTCCTAATCATATTACCAACTGATTCTTCAAAATAGTGACCTGCTTGCATGCGGAAATTAGATTCTACAGACTTGCCATTTACTTTGTTATCCCATACTTGATATGGGTTGCTGTAAGGGTTAAGTCCAATGACAGAACCAATCTCCGATGCACCGATGAACTTGAAACGACAATCCAGCCATGCTTGGCTATTAGGCTCTACGTCTACAATAGAAGCATTGTGTGGTGTATTGTCAATCATTAATTTCTTCCGTTACGTTGCATTCCTTTATTGCTGTTTTAGCAGCAGCCCACATACGTAGTGACCTTTCAATCCACGGTAAGCTGTTATCGTATTCATAGATACGAGTAATCTCAGACAACGCTTTGTACATGACAATAGCGTTAGCCATAAGTGTAGCCATTTCTTCACTAGGCTCTTCTGTGATAGGGTCAATAATGTCTTGACATACGACCAAATCAGTGTCCAGGTCCCTGATAAAGTATGATACGTCTGCTTGTTTACCGTGCTCATAGGTGTATGAACGGTCAACATTGAGCACAATCTCATCAAGATTCAGTTCCATTGCTATCTCCTTGGTTCATAGAATTGAAAAATGAATGCATGGTTGTGAAACCAAGACTTTTAGCGTAGTTCATCAATGCCTTACGTCGTTCGATGTCATACTCATTTTCAAGTTCAACAACTCTGTTGACGTACTCAGGCTTACCCTTGTAGTAATTCTTCATTGTTGCTGGCAAGCTAATACCACGTTCTTTGGCAATAGCTGCAAGAATACCACGGCTAGGCTTTGGTAGTTTTGGTGTTTCCATTGGTGTCTCCAAACATTTGGTTGATGTAATCAGTGTTCATTTGACGGCATTGTTGCCATGCTGCGAGGTACGTATTGTCTTTAGGGAATGTCCACTCATAGGTCATACGGTTTTGTATGCCCCAGTAAACTCCACGTGAGCCTTTCCAGGCTTTGTACGCACCTACCTTATACAGTAATCGAAACATTTACTCTCCTGTGAAAAATAAGGGGACCGAAGTCCCCCGTGTTATTTACTCTTCATCCATTCAAGCAACTGGCTTGTCGGACGACGACGAGGATGATTGCTTAGCATTTGCCAAGCTTCATTACCCGTTTTAGGCAATGGCTTGCCTGCTGGTGGGTATTTAGCAAGAAGTTCCGCACGATACTTTGCAGCAGCCTCAAAAGCTTCTTCGATAGATCCATGTACACCAACAGCGAATGTGCGTGACATTACCTTACCGCTGCGTTCAATCTGTACTCGGAAAGAGCTGTCTCTGTCTACCCAGTAAACATTAGACAGCTCTGTTGCACGACCACGACCGCTTACATTAGATACATTCATGTCAGTCATCCTCTTCACTGATGAAATCTTCGTCTTCATAGTAATCATCAGCAACATGTTCAGCGATATACCGCCAATCAACTTCTTGCAAAGCTGAATTGGTCAAATCTTTGATCATGTAAGGCAATGGCTCAATCATTTCATGAATGAGTTCCGTGTAATGTTCTTTGTAGAATCGACCTAACCGATACGCATAGTCTTCTTTGGTGTATTTGTCAGTGTCGATTTCACGTGACAGCTCAAAGAACTCATTGCTTTCATTGGTTAGATGAAGGTTGACAAGCCATGTCTCATAGTTTGTCCACCCATTGTACTTTTTGTTGTCTTCGTACTCTTGGGCAAACTTTGACATAAGATGAATGCGAAGTGATTGGTAGACTTGCTCACCAAGAACTTGTTTGCAAGCATCTTCTATTGAGGGAGTGGGTTCCATAATGCACCTTAGAACGCGTCCATTGCGTTGAATGATGATGATGACGATGGGTTATTTGCGCGCTTATTCTTAAGCGACTTGAACAGCTCATTGCGAGCATCGAACACAGCTTGGTTCAATTCGACATAGGCGTTATTGATGTCACTACGTGGCACAACAACTTCCAAACGGATTGAATCCATGTACGGTGGGTATTGTGTACCGCTAGGAGAATTGCCTCCTGGTACCTGCCAGCTTCGTTGAAATGTGACTTTAACTTGCTGGTTGTCTGCGATAGGCATAGAGCCTCCTTAGAAATAGATGATTGGTTTTGGATCATCAGGATTGTCTGATTGTTGGTCTGATGACTCCATCTCCTGTGAAAATCGAGCTTCGAGAGCAGACAGACGGCTTTCAATAGCGTCCATACGTGTTGTAAGGCGGATGCGGAAACGCTCTTCTTCTTCGAGCATAGTTACTACATTGTTAGAGATTGATTGCAATGTCTTAAAGCCTTCACCATGTAAGGTGAGCATAGACATGATGTTGTCAATCATTTCTCTATCTCGCTTTGACTGTGCCATTACTTCACCTACAAAGGTAACTAAGTTATGGCGAAGTTCCTCAACCTTTTCTTCGGTTGTCATACAAATCCTCAGTAAATTGTGAAACAAATGCAAACCCTAATACATACACATACCCATACGGATACCGTACATGATTGAGCTTGTTCGCAAACGGTCAAATGGGGTAAAGTTTACCTATACGATTTATGAGCCAGGCGACATTGTGCCTGTTCAGGTGCGTTTAGTTCGGTATAAGGATCGTCATCACGCCATGAAGGGGGACTATGTGGAGGACATCAACGGTCGCTTCGTCCCTCTCCTCCGTCGTGTGTGCATAGACAAAGAGAGGAACCACCATAACATGATTTTCCCCGGATTCTGCTGGCAGCCATTCAAGCAAATGATATTCTCGTTCCCCGTCGATAAGGCTGTCCTCAGCGATGTGCCTGATGGTGTTAATGGCAAGGATATCGTCTTCGCTAAGTTGCTTCATGAAGGGGTTGATCCCGAAGTGGCAGTCAAGAAGTTAAACCCACGCTTTTCTCGTAGGCAGGTGGTAAATTACATACTACGGATGTTTGCTAACCAACAATTTGTACAACACTTATTTGCTGATTTAGGCTATATGAACAAACTAAAGAAAGCACTGCAAGATCAGGGTCTCTCTGTGGAGGCCATAGCGGACCGTATAAGCGAGTTTATCTCCGATCCGAGGGCTAACCCAGGTTTGCGTAAATGGGCGCTAGAAACGGCTCTAAACGCCCTGGAAACGCAAGATAAGCGTCAGCCTTTAGCTGAGCTGCAGTCAATGGAAATGGATAACCTCGATGAACTTATGGCTGCTAAGCTAGATGTCAAAGCATTGCCAGCAGCGCATATAGTATCAGAAGATCTCCCAGGACTTAGCTCCGAAGCGTGATACATCGTCGCGTTTGTCATATTGTGCGACTTTGTACGTACTATTAGCATCGTACCTAAATGATTGTGGGTTGATGTCTGACTTCTTAAATGCAATAGACACCGAATCACAATAGTCATCATGCCCTGATGAGCTTGAAAGCGCAATTAGCTGCTTAAACATATGTGCTACCTTGGGTTGACATTTGCTATTGTAAAGAATAGCATCATATCTACCCCAAATAGGCTCAAGGTCTGCTTTGATACGGTCTGTTTTCTTAGCTGTATTGAGTACTGGGAATACATTTGTCTCCAATACACGTGCAGCTTCTCGACGTATGCTCTCTTGTGTGGCATTGGACTCGAAGTAGATCTTTTCAATAGGGTATTTGCCTAAGACATTACGCATTTCATTGATGATACCCTTGCGTTTGACCACGCCATTAGCTTCTTCCTTGTAAATACCCCAGCCTCTGCCTCCATCAATGTGTAGGATGATAGGAAAAACCTTTTCACGAAGGCTATTAGAACCATGTTTTTGTCCTATTGCTTTGACATAGCCACAGACAGAGATAACAGAGTCATCAGCAGTAGCTTTTTCCGATGATGCAACATCAACAGCCATAGTGAAGTTAGGCAAGCATCGCCATGACGTATCGTCGTATGTAAACGAGATCATGTTATCATGGTCGATGGTAAACTCTACACCTTTGAGCCTATCCCAGTCAAATACTTGCTCTTCAGGTGCTTCTGACATGTTCATGTACTCACGGTAGAAATATCCAATGTTGTTTTGCTCAAACTCCCGTTTATACAAGGACAAAATTGAAAACAAGCTATGTTTTTCAGGCCATGATAGTGATTCAATAGTCTTTTGTAGCTCGAAGCAACGCTCTTTGCTAGGTATTTGCATTTTGCCATCAGCAATAGTGCATTCATCATCAAGGATCTTCTTCAAATCGAAGTATCCAATGACTGGTCGGTTGATACCAAACCATTGATCTGATTGCTGGATGATTTGTGCAGCTGTATTTGGGTGGACAATAGTGCCCAGCCAGAATATCTTGCCATGCTCACTGTCCAATGAGTTAGATACTTCAGCAAACAGCCATCTATTGAGGTCTTCAAGGCGATGTTCAGTCTTTGTATTGTTGCGCGAGTACATATCGTCAACAAAAATCATTGTAGGTCGTGAGCCATAGACGTTTGTACCACGTACTTGCTGACCAGCACCTTTACCAATGACCATTGTGCCATCATTTGTACGGAATGAGTTACGCCTCCAGATTTTTGTGCCTTTGCTTTCCTCATCCTCTTCCTCGATGATCACTGTCTCTTTGTTACCGAAGAAATTACGCAAGCCTTTATGTGTGGTGATGTTATCACGCAAGTTCATCACAAAGTATTCTGATTGCGTAGATGTTTCCGACAAAATGAGGATGACCTTTTCATTTAGTGGTGGTAGCTTGACAATATCATAGTCATGGGTATCTGACCCTTCCCAGCCTTCAGCATCATATCGCACCCAAGGTGTAAAGCCTTTCATCCATATGAAGTACGATGGAAAGCCGAACGTTGTTAGTGTTGTCTTTGCAGCCTCCCGATGGATAATGAAATATCCTTGGCGTTCCATACGCTCAGTACGCTTTGGATTGTACATTTCCCAAAGCAGTTTAGTCATGAGGTAATGGTGCTCAGCCCAGTTTTTAGAGAACGATTCTGGGTACCAATGCTTGAGAAACCGTAATAGACCTTGTTGATCCTTGTTCTGCATGGTGGCTGTGTTATCTAGCCATTCCATGAGTAAACCTTTTCTGTCCATATGCGCTTATGTTGGGAAAGTTTGTAGGCGTTTTGTACACTAAGCCATTAAGATAGCGCCTTTTACTGCCATGCTGGTCGTTCCAGCCTCCACTGAGGAGAAAAAATAGCTAGCTACACATTGAGTGTAACTAGCTTAGACATGTTAGAACTGGTTGTCCATGTCTTCTTGCGTCCATATAGCGAGTGCATCGTCATATGTCCAGTCATAGCCGTCCATTGCAGCCTCCACAAGCAATTGGAAAAATAGTAGGGACGCTGGTTAGGCATCCCTACGTTGTTTAGACTGCCACTGCTACGCTCTTTGCGTACTGTGACTCTGCGTCAAACTTGGTCTCAAAGCCGTATGGCTCGCACTGGATAATCAGCGTTGACGGTTGCGTCTTGCTGAATTCCTGACCATTGCGGTCAACGAACTTTTTCGGTGCTGGACGGAAGTAGAACGCACGTACTTGCGTAGCTGGTTCGCTTGTTGTTGGGTCAACGTGGAAAGGCACGATGACTGGCGTAAACAACTTAGGCGATCCATCTTCGTTGACAATACCACGCTCATTGAGCATAGTGGCAAGAGCCAATTGTACGGACAGACGGTCTTGGACATCACGGAGGTTTTGCGTGTCCAAACGGATGACAGTGTGATGACTGCCGTCACTAGCTTGCGATGCTTTGCGATTGAAGTCGCTAGTAGCATACTTAAGCTCACGGGCGATGATAGCAGATGCTGCTTCACCGAAAGCATTGGCGAACATTGCTGGAGTTTCGCCTTGCACGAGATTGAGGAAAGCGTTCATAATGAACTCCTTAGAAAGAAATGGGGAAATGGGTGATGTTTGTGTATCAAACACCAAAAAATAATACATACACGTAATGACGACTAAGCGCCACTACGTGTATGCATTGTCACGCATGGATATACGTGTGGTATGCTGAACCATTAGCCTCTACACGAGTTGACAAGGTATCCCAGAACTTTGGGGTTGTTCTGAGTGCTTTAATGCCAAGGTCGTCGTAGTGGACTAATGCTTGCGCCATATATACATCGCTGATATATGGTGGGAAGAATACTGTGACTTGGTTGTCAACAGCGACAACGCCAATTACGTCACATACGAGTGAATCACCGAAATAGTGACTTGAAGGATATGTGTGTGCCATGGTTGAAACCTTTTGAAATTGTTGTTAAAACACTGCCAGTCAGCCAATACATACAAGTAAGGCAAAACGCCCCTAGTCAATGCTAGGGACGTGATGCGCATACTTACCGCCACTACGCTCGTTGACGATACGCCAGTAGTTGTATCCAAGTGGATCAACACGGAAGATGTTCATATGACCGTAGTCATCATCTTCTGACATACCATACTGAGCTAGATCGCGGTCTGCTTTGTCCATTACTGGGTGGAAATAGCAGTAGTAGACGTTATCGCCTGTTGTTGTGTCTTCACCTACGAATTCACCAACAAACAGTGGCAATGGGCAATACTCGAGTTCGAGTTTGCGGAATTCGCTGCGGATGTCCATGACGGTACTCCCAGTTAGTTGGTAGCAAAAGCACTACCAAAGACTATTACATACAAGTTGTGGTGGTAAAAAAATAGCCTACCAATCGGTAGGGCTATCTTGTCCAAGCCTGATCGCAGCGACTTGCTTTGAGTAAGCGTCGAGACGATCATACAGTTCTTTGATACCTGCACCGCACATATCGCCTGTTAGACGATCAGCGCACATTGCGATATCCATGGCTTGCTGATCCCAATCGATATGGTCTTGTGTAAGTACCATTGTAGGGATTTCTTCTAAGCCTGTTTGGATTTCTTGACCGATAGAAGCGATGATTCGCTTGTTTTGTTCGATCAAGGCGATCATGTTATCCATGTGGAACATGATGAGTTCAAGGTTGCGGTTCATAGCCGTACTCCTAGTTATTGATAGCAATATCGCTACCGAGAACTAGTACATACACGCAATGGGGTTAGCAAAGAGAGAAGGGCTTATTGTTTGTAATACCGCCTACCTGCCAGGAACATAGTAAAAGGTTTGTGATAACGCCTTATGTACACGCAAGGGTGTGTGATAGATTGTGTGTTCGAAGGGGTAATGGTGATGTTTATGGGCTAACAATCGAGGTGTCACTACGCTGGGAAAATAGTCGAGGGGTGGGGGGTCAAGGTGGGTGGGGGGAGGTCAAACTCTACCTCTCAGTAGAAGGGGAGGGACTCTATCGCACATTTTTAAGTAACGCGTGAGTGTTTGAGACAAACTTAACCGAATATTAGTATAGTATAGTATAGTATAGATATTAGTATAGTATAGTATAATAAATAGTATAGTATAGTATAGAAAGAACTCACGGCTTAAGTGCCTGCAAAGGTAATCGTTTTGACCTATACGTGTCAAGTAAAAAAATACCCCCTACCAAATTAATGGTAAGGGGGCAGCAGCGTGAAGAGGAATCTTCGGGGTTCTACGAAACCAATAGGTCCTATTCAGTTAGTAAAACAAAACAATTAGTTAGTCAGCGAAAGTGATGGAAACCCGAAAGTTGCCATTTGTGCTGTCGGTGGTGGCATCTCTTCTAGCTTAGTGATAGCGCCATTAAATCGCAGGAGTGCAGAACCAGTAGGTCCGTTACGCACCTTGCCTGCTATAAGTTCCATTGTATTGGCTGCCGGGGTAAGCTTGTCAGGAAATGTATCCATTTGGTAGTATTCAGGACGGAAGGCTAGCAGTACGATGTCTGCTTCCTGCTCGATAGCTCCTGATTCACGTAGGTCGCTAATCATTGGACGCTTGTCTTCTCTGTACTCTACGCCACGGTTAAGTTGTGCCATAGCTACAATCGTTATCCCAAACTCCTTTGACAACGACTTTAGTGACTGTACAATGCCAGAGACTTCCTGCTCTCGCGAGCCTGACTTGTCTGGCAGAATTTTGCCGATGTGGTCTATAAAAACGACTTTGATCTGATGCTTCATGACCATTTGCCGTACCATCATGCGGATGTCCGAGATTGTACGGTATGGATAGGTATCTACCCATAGTGGCATGACTTTGAGGTCGCTAGCTGCTAGGACGAGCTTAGCCCGTTCTTCATTGTCGAACTGACGACCTAGCTCAAGGTCTTTGACTCCTATGGATGCCATTTGTGAGATGTAGCGGTTCCATAGCTGCTTACGACCCATGTCCAGGCTGAACGTCATTGAAGGTATGCCATCCTTTGCCAAAGCGATCTGTCCTGTCACCATGAGCGCTGTCTTACCCATACCAGGCCTCCCAGCGATGATTACGAGCTCTTCAGGGCGATAGCCACCCATAAGCTTGTTCATACCTGACCACGGGGTTGCAATGCATGGATTGGAGTCTGGTGTGAGCAGGCTGTCAAGCACATCGTCTAGCTCAGATTCTTTGCTCAGATGTTTTGATTCAGTTCCTGAACACAACTCAAACGTGTGCTTATCAAGACTTTGGAGAATGTCCTTGACCTTAGCTTTTGGCTCACGAGCTTCGACCAATGCTTTCTCAAGCAGATCGACCGTTGCTCTACGCTCCCAAATGTCTTTGAGGATCTGGATATGCCTATCCTCGACGTTGACATATGGCTCCGAAGCAAGCTTGACGAGCGCTACGTGACCACCTGCTGCTCCAAGCATTCCTTGCATCTCTAGCTCAGTTGATACTGTCATAAGGTCGATAGGTTGACTACGAACCCAAAGACCGCGTATAACGCTCCAGAGTGTTTTGTAAAGGGGATGCTTGAAGTATTCGGCTCGAACCAGCGACATATCGTACTGGTTCTTTTGGGCTATTGTGCCTCCGATGATGAGTTTTTCAAGCTCGATTTCTTTCGTCTCGACTGTGGTTCCGTCCATTCTAGTGCCGCTTTGATTGTTTTGATGGTATCGGTTGATTTCATTTCCGCGGGTGTAAAGTATAGCACTCTCCACCCAAACTTTGCACATTCATTTGCCTTGCGATAGCCTGCCAGGATACCAGTCACCGATCCATGTGCATGCTTTGTGTAGACTCCTCCTTGTATTTCGACAGCCACTTTTTCGGTCAACCATGCGTAGTCAAAGCGATATTTCCGTCCTGGAATACCCATGTGCTCTTTGACGGGCAGGTTAATGCTGTGGTGGGTTAGTAGGTAAAAAAACAGCGGTTCAGCGCGTGTTGTGGCGTTATTCTTAACGCTCTCTTTTCCTTTAGCATTGGCAGCCATTGTATCTCTTTGTATTTGGCAAAATAGAAAGGGGGGCTAATCTAGTGATTAACCCCCACTTTCGGTTCCCATTTCTCCCTCATTAGGAGATTTGCCCACCATAAGGGACTCGAACCCTCTGCGTACCCATCCGTGAATCTGCGCGATTAAGTGGATGTACTTGGTGGTGCCATTTCGTGGGGTTACACGAATGTTTCTTTGAGCTTATCCAATATCGACGTATCCAATGTCAGGTTTGGAATGTCGGTAAATGGACGCAATAATGTTGCTGGAAAGCTTTTACGCCTTGTCTCGTAACCAAGTTCATGGTAAGCTTCGGCTGCTGGACGCATAAACCCGTCAAAAATGCTGAATACTCGACGTGCTATTTGGCGTGTACGACATGGAACGTATTTGGTGCGTACTTGATTAGCTCCATACACCTCCACAACTAATACATACCAACTAGCATACGCACGAGCACCACGCACACCTTGGTAGTCAAGAAATTTGCGTACTGTTTTGTCGTAAACAACAGGGAAATTACCATCAAATATCTCTGTTGGTACATGTTGTTTTACAACAGCTAGGTAGTATTGCGAGCTTGGTGTGTTGTACTGACGGTAAATGTCATTTTCGCTACGGTTAGCTTGGTTGAAATACTTTTCAATGTTGGCAATTCCGTCGAGATCAGCGTTGATGAGGTGCGATATTTGGTCAGCATACTCACCAAACATGTCGCCTTCACTCAAAATCCAGTTGTAAGACTTGTTGTTGATCAACATATCAGGCCGTTTGTAGATGTGCTGCATTGTTTCACTAATCAAACGTGTAAAATCCGTTAGTGTAGCAAACAACGTCCCATCAACGTACAACGACGACCCAATTTCATTGCCGATTGGTCGCCATTGAGCAATAGATTGCTGTATTGTTGGCTCGGCTTTTGGTTCTGGTGGTGTTGGTTCGTTGTATAGGTCTTTGTTTTGCTCGTACACGTTGTTTATTTCGCGATACTTAGCAAACAGTTTGTTAATCTGCTTGGTATGGGACGCTAACGTATCATCGGTCGCGCTCATATTGTTGATGTGTTCGTCTTCAACATCATCAATTTTGCTATCCAAGCGGTCAATTTCATCATTCAAACGCTTGTGTTCTTCGTTATGATCGCTGATTGCTTCGTGTAGCGTAGCAATTTCACCTACACAGTTTTCTGTTTCATTTGACGCGTCATGTGCCATAGTGTAGACATGACGGTAATCCTCAGTCAAGGCAACTAATTGGCGTTCGTGTGACGACAACATAGCGTTAACGCTGTCAAATTGCTTTGACATACGCATAACAACAGACAAAATGTAAGCGACAACGATCGGAACTATGATACCTGTGCCTAACAGGTACCATATGGCTATTTGATGCATCATCTTTCCTCTCCCTTGAACGTGATTTTGATAGTTGGTGTTGACTCAATACGGCAATCATAGTCGCGTGAGAACGACATAAAGGAATCTTGCTGGTCGGCAAGGGCTGCTTTGATCTTACGCTTATCCCAAACAAGCTTTTTAACAACAAATGCAGGGTACATTTTGACTGCATTTTCGTCTGGCTCTTTGGCAATAGTCGTAGATGGTGCTGGATTGACAATGCTTACGCTCATATCATTGCCAGCATATGTAAATGACAACGTTCCTATTGCACTATTCTCAAGTTCAGTGAGAATAAAAGAACGTATATCGTCTTCAACTGCAGTTAACTGCTTTTTGCGTTCCTGCAAACCAGCGATAAGTTGATCTACCTGATCGATAGCAAACTTCAATTCGCCTTTACTAAACATACAAGCAGCAGCAATGATAGCAACTGAGTGCATTTCAGTGTTTTCAAGGTAGTTATGCATCGTGCTAGCCACTGTTTGACCTGCTACAGCAGCTAATTGTGGGCTTGATGTCAACTCACTAAGATCATTGTTGATCGAATAGTGACGGATTTCTTCGGTTAGATCACCAGCA